AATGACACTGTTGGTTCGAATGATGTTGGGTCAAGCACAACGCCTGAGCTCATTAGCGGGATGTATGGGCAATAGAATGCCGCTGCATCTGATTCGCTTGAACCTTTGTAGCCGATTAGTACTGCTGCATCGTCTGCTGCATATGTGTTTACATATACTTTCATTGCATTGTTCAATGTACCAACCATTTTAGTGTTAGTTGGTGCTTCGAATGTACCTTCTGTTGTTCTTGCGAACGCTGAAGTTGTAGCAGACTGTAGGATAGTTAGTGCGAATGGTGATACCACTGCCCAGTTACCTGCGCCTCTACGTGTACGCTGTGCAATCAAGTTACTTACGCGGTTGATTTGTACTGCTAATGCAGCATGCTCATCACCTACGAAAGTAGCTGTGCCACTTACTGCTGATTGGTCATAAGTTTCAGCAGCAGATCCTGCTAGTGAACCTAAAGAAGCTAATACTTCTTGATCAATTTCAGCTGTAATTTCTTGTGCTAGAGCAGCCATAATTTCTGCTTCAACATCAATACCATGCTGTGACTGTGCATCTTGAGCTGCCTCAAAGGTCCAACGTGCTGATAGCTTACGTGATTTAGCTTCAACAGTCTGCTTTAAGATCTGAATGCTCATTCTGTTGCCTGCCGCGCCTTCTAATGCGCTTGTGGCTGCTGCCCTGTCGTCTGCTGCGGCACCTGAGTAACCTTCAGCAATTTTGAATGGGCTTAGTGCTTCATCACCAGCTGCTGTGTCTGTTCCGTTGGTGCTGTTAAAAGCATCTGCGTAACGTACACGTAGTGTGTGAATCTGACCAACTGGACCAGTCATAGGTTGTACACCTACTAACTCGTTAGCAATAACAGTTGGCATAACACGTCTGATAACTGGTAGGATAACACGGTTAAGTGTTGCTACGTTACCTGCGCTTGTTGCACCCGCTGTTGCAGCTTCTGAAAGATACTTGCGAGTGTTTTCTAGTGTGGCAGCCATTACTGACTTCTTGTTACCGTCTAGGCCTTCAAGAAGAGCAGTCTTTGTGTCTGTCCAGCGACTTTCTAATAGTTCTGACATCATAATCTCCTTAATTTAATCCAGCAAGACGGCGTAAGTCTAATACATTAGAATCGTCTGCTTTTGGTGTCATAGTTTTTTCTTGTGTTCTGTTGCCTGTAATTTCTTTTGCCTCTGATAAGACTGCCTTGCGCTTCGCTGGTCCGTTGCCGTCAATAACTGATGGTAGGTACTTATTGAAAGATTTATTTAATCTGTCAGTTTGTACACTTTCCAGTAAGTCTGTCATGATATCGCGCTGATCCTTTGATAAAGGAGCAACTAGATCTGTCATAATTTTCTCTCTGCGAACTGATTCAGAAAGTACTTTATTTTTATTTTGCTGTGCTTCTGCAATTTCAATAGCTTTCTTAGCAGCAACTTTTGCTTCACTAATCTGCTTGTTCTTTGCATCGACAACTTTTAAAAGTTTAGATGTTTCTGAGTTTTCGTTTAGATAGCTACTTGTGTATTCACTTGCGAATGCTTCAAATAACTTACGACCAAAGTCGTTCTGTCTTGCTTCATCAATATCTTCTTTAAGTTGATGTATTTCGCTACGTAGAGCTTTGTCAACTGTTTCTGATACTGCTATTGCACTTCTTTCGATAAAGTCTGTTTTGACCTTAGCGAAGTGTTCCTTAGCTTCACGTACTAATCGTACTTTCGTTTCAGCTAAGTCTTGTTTATCTTCGTGGAACTCTGCAATTTCTTTAGATAATGCTTCAACAACAAAATCTTCAAGTTTAGCATGCTGTACAGCCATTGCTTTGCGTTCTTCGTGTAGTTCGGAAACTTCTGTTTTAAGCTGTTCCATAACAAAACCTTGCATAAGGTCTGCGTTTTCACGCATAGCAATAGCATACTTCGCTTTTGCTTCAGCTAACTGCTGACGATCTTCTGCAAATTCTGAAATTTCTTCAGCTAGACGTTCCTCAAGCAACTTGTCAATAGCTTCCACCATTGTTTGCTTGTCATGCTCGTACTTTTGAGCAAACTCCTCACGAAGTTCCGCAGTGACTGCTTTACGGTTTTCACCGATTTTAGCTTCCCATGCTTCTTGAAGTTCTGCTTTTACATCATCTGTAAGTGCATCGCTTTCGAAGAGTGATTTTAATGCGTCCAACATATTATTCTCCTCGTTTATTGGAGACCATTGATTATATTAACCAATTGATTCTTTAAAAACTTTTGTGCCTTTGCATCTTCTTTTGTTGCCTCTGCTAATTCATATGCCTTCATCCCGCCACGAGTATTCATGATATGTTCATATATCGGAGTTGGATATGCACCGGGGGCGCTGGGTTGAGCCACAACGTCCACAGTGATTATTTCAAAACCAGTAACGTTGCCGTTACCGTCAACTTCACCAGAGCCCCTAGAGGAAACACCTAGTTTAACACCTGCTTCTAACATAGTTTTAACTAACTGTCCCATAGGGGTTGGTAAGATTTTCATTTTGCCGAAACCGTTATCGCCATCCATCCACATATCTGTGATCATATGACTTACACGATCTAAGTTAATGTTAAGACCCTCTGGGTGGTCAACTTCGCCGATTACACTAAAACCTTCGCTGATTTGATCATTGAGAGTTTTGACAGCCCTTCCAATCTCATTTACAGGATACACACGCTGGTTAGCGTTGCGTACTCCGCCCTGGATACAAATACCTTTTAGGTAAAGATCTTTGCCTCCATTTGAGTTTTCCGCGGTCTCAAGTACCATGCCTGCTTGGTCAAATGTCAAATGTTCTCTTAAAAAGTTGGCCATGTTTGGTTCCTAACGTCTTTTTTAGCCGCCAATAGTTGGTTTTTTATTAGCTGCTGTCTCTGGCTTGCCCTTTTTCTCAGCGCCGTGGCCAGGTTGATTGCTGCCTGCTTTAGCAGCTTTACCGCCTGGAACATTTACGTTACCAGCCGAATCTTCTTTTGCACTTGTATCACTTAGTGCTGAACCTTTTACAGTTGAACCTGCGCCTGCTTCTGGATCACCAGCTACTGCATTTTTTGCAATATTAGCACTTGTGCCGCCCATGTCATTTTTACCTGCTACTGCTGACTTTGTACCGTTAGTACCTGTGTCACCCATTGTAGCTGATACTTTTTCAACATACTCGCGCATTGTTTCGCCTGCTGACTTTTTGCTTTCGTCAACTTCTTCGTCAGTTGCTTCTTCGACTTCTTCGTCTGATTCAAAAGCAATTGCTTCGTCTTCAACATCGTCTATCATGTCGTCAACTGCGTCTCCGCCTTCTTCATCATCACCAGCTTCGTCGTCGCCGTCCATCATTTTTTCAAATTCTGCTTTTAGGTCGTCTAGCGCATCTTCAAGATCCATTACACGATCTTCCATGTCACCTTCTTCACCTTCGTCGTCGCCTTCTTCGTCGCCGCCCATTTCCATACCTGGAAGTTCTGGCTCGTCGTCTGCTTCAACTTCAAATTCGTCTAAGTCGAATCCTTCTTCAACTTCTTCATCATCTGACTCGTCTAGATCTTCGTCATCTGACTCGTCTACTGCTTCATCATCAGCTTCGTCTAGATCTTCTAGATCTGACTCTAGTAAACCTTCGTATATGTTACGTGATTTTTCTACCACAATCTCGTGGAAAAGCTCTTCTGCACCTGCTTTATCTTCGTTGATAAGGCGCTCAAGCATTTCTTCAAATTTATTTTGATCTGCCATTGTTTTCTCCTATAAATGAATGTATTACCCTGTTGGGTAAGGCTGTCAATACTATTTACTCTATACGGAAAAAAGTATGCAGAAATAGGCCAAAAACAGGCTGTTTTCGGCTGGCACTATGATATTTCGAACATTTTCGTGAAATCTTCAACAAGAACTTCGTTATAATTGTCAAAAGTATTTAGTTCGTCGGGTGAATAATTATCTGATGCTATTATTCTTACATAGTTAATATCTTTGTTTTCTTGGATTACACTACGTGTTTGGCGCATCCAATTCCCATAAAAAGTAGGTCCGTCTGTAGATTTTTTATAATTCATAGTACTTGCATATATGTTATTAAACGATGTATTATCTTTTAACCCTTTATAATCAAACCCTAAAATATAAATTGTTTCGTAACCATGTTGACTTGCTAACCATAATGCTGTCGGGCCACTACTCCATCCTTTACTTGGAGAGAAAAAATTTAGATGTTTGATGTGAGAATAGCTTTTATTAGGATTAGTCCATACTGAATGTGTATGTTGATATTTAGATTTATTAATTTCTAATATCATTTTTACATCTACTGCTACAAGGAAGTCGGGTGCAAAAGATCTATATAATGCGTTGCATCCGTATGTTTTACCGTATGGCCAAAGATCGGCAGGATCAATTGTAGCACGACTAGTGCCGTTGCCTAATACAAATGCAGTTTTTTTATTTTTTCGGTGACTAGTTTCGACAAGTTTTTTATTTTTTTCTACAACTTTTTGGATACGGCGTTGGTTTCTAATTTCTCGCCATTCTTGTTTTGTATATTGAGTCTTGTCTATTTTTGCCATTAAATGCCAGCTTCAGCTTGGTTAGCAATGCCATACATTTGTCTTACAAATTGCAGTTCTTCTTTTGCTTCTTTGTTATGTAGTTCGCTTGCTTTACGTATTCTGTTTATCTGGCGTAATGTTAATTTGGTTTTGCGAGTATCACCTTTCTTAATAGGTGACTCGTCATACTGAGGTTCATACCTATTGTCCTCTGTAGGCTCAATAGTGTCTGGATCAAAATAAAATAGTTCTCTAAGTATCATATTGTATTTATACCGTTTGGTCCGTTGTTGCTGCTCCAGAACCTAACTCTTGTCCTGTAACAGTGTCAGGTGGTGTTGTATCTCCGCCTGCTTCTATATCTGTATCTAATGCTTCGTCTTCAATTCCAGCTAAATCGCCTTCAATTCCAGCACCAGTAACTCCTGCTGAACGCATTTCACCTGTTGCGTCAGTAGGCGGTTGCTCTAGAGCTTCGTCATTTTCTTCACGCCACATACGTTCGTTATCTGCAATTTCTTCGTCTGTCATTCCTAAGAAACGTTTCATTGCAAATCTATTTGAAACATAAGGTATAGCACTCATTTGTGTAAATGTAGGAATACGTGCATTATCAATTTCACTTTGTCTATATGCTGCAAAGTTTTGTGGTGGCTGGAATGATAAATCAAACATTGACGTATCAATGTTTACACCCTTTTCTAATACATAACGTTTAAACTCTTGATCAAAACCTTCTACAAGTAAACCTTGCAGTCTTTCACAGTATGTATTAAAACGTAATTCTTGTATGTATGCAGTACCTACTCTACCGTCATTGTATTGGCTAGCTGAATCGTCAGCGCCGGTAGGCAAGTAGCTGCTAGGAATTCGTAAACCACGTACAAGCTTATTAGTAAAATATCTAAGGTCATCAATTTCTCCTAGGTTAGTTCCGCCTGGTAGTGTTTCAACTTTTGATCCACGCCCTTCAGCAGTTTGTGGGAAAAAGTAATCTTCGTTGATTGACAGTGGATTATATGAACTGTCTATGACATTCTGACCGCCGCCTGTCGCCGATGGGATACGTCTTTGATGTATTTCCGTTTTAACACGCTCAACAAATTGCATAGCAAGGTGTGAAGGCATGTTGCCCACATCAACGTAGAATACTCTGCGCTCTGGCGCACGTTGTACACGATAGATAATAATAGCATCTTCGAGTAATTCTTTTTGTTTGTAAACTTTAAAAATAGTTTCAAGTAGACTGTTACCAAACGGATAGTTGTTGTCTAAGCCTTCTGATAAACTCAAATGCAAAATGTGTTCTGATGAAATTGTTATTTCACTTTCTTCTCTACTGAACCTTGTGCCTGCTTGTCCTGCACTTTGTCCTGCAAGATATCCTTTACCTGCACTAGAACTTTGGTAACTGCCTTGTCCGCCGTTATTTAATTGACCTTGAGTTTGATGCGGTGTTGTTGCAACAAGATCTTTAAAGTTAAGATTCATATCTTTAACAACATACTGCTCAGGACTTTTACCTTCACTTTCGTTTACAATAATTTTTGTAAGGTTAGCGCAGTCAACGTGAAATAATTTTTTAGTTTCTGGATCTCTAACAAATATTTGATCACCATACTTAAATGTATTGCGTAACAGTCTAAACATTCTAGTTTCAAACTTGTTTATTTTACACCATTGTTGTAGATACTGTGATATAATTGTTACTTCTGAATTAGTTGCCTTTTGTCTAAAATCAATTTTAAAATTAGTACCGTTCTGATCATTCTTTTGTGTACAAAACTCAGCAAGAATATCTAAAGCAGCATTTACTTCTGAGTCACTGTCCATTGTATTGTATTGACCATAACGTTCAATACGGTTTGGTGAACCAACATAAACATCAGGAAGATGTGAATTATAATTCCTTGCTGCAGGACCGGGCATATATCCTCGAGATCCTGACAGCGGAGAAAATGTTCCGCTTGGGTTATCTCCTGTTGGTACTGGGGTAAAATATTTTTTCCAACTCATTTAGCTTCCTTAATACACCGATCCTACGGATCCAAGTGCAGATATTTGTTTCTTACTATTTTTTTCAATTGACATTAAAATAGAAGCGGTGTTACTCATAGTAGTATTTAATTGATTTATAGCATTTATGACACCTTCTTGATTAATTGTAGCACCATTATTATTAGTTGTCAATGAATTTAATTGTGCTTGCATCTTATCTGCATTTGCTAAAAACTTACCAGCGTTGCTATCTTCAGGAACAACTGCTTCACGGTTGTGTAGTTCTGCCAGTGTACCTGTTCCAAAGTCTCTAAATCCGTTAGTACCGTTCCTAAACTGTGGTGGCTGTCCAGCAGGGTTTAACATTGCCCTATGTTTAGCAATTTCAACTAATAGAGCTTGAGGTCCTGGTAGGTTCTTCCAAGCTTCTATCCTTGCTGCATATTCTTCGTCTGTTTCTGCTTCTCTTGCACCTACACCAAAGAGACCATTAGATGCTGCTAGTTGCTCGCCAACACCATAGCCTTGCATATAATCTAAATTGGCAATATTTTTTTGTAGATCTTCGTTTACTAAAGTAGCATTAGCAGGATCTAATCTTCCAGACTCAAGTCCGCGGATTTCGTAGTCTTTACGTTCTCGTCTTAATCTTTCGTTATCTAATACACCTAACTTATTATCAATTCCTTCTTGTAATCTTAACATTACTCCTTCAAAGTGATAACCAACAGTGTCTACTAATTGTGTGCCGCCAGTGGATGACATAAAATCTTTTATAGAATCTACAAATGCGTTACCAATTCGCACTCCTAAGCTTTCACCTTCTTCGCCAGGAGGAAATAATTTGTCCATAACCTGTGACATTAAACTTTTACCAGCAGTTTCGGAATCTTCAAGTCCAATCTTTTTCAAAAATTGTGCATATATTGATTCGGAACCTTCTCCAGTTTCGAACCCCACAAGTTCTAAGAACTTATTTGATACAAATTTATACATATCAGCAAATCCGGATGCTATTTTTTCAAATAATCCTCCTTGGCGTTGCATATCAGTTTCTTGATCTCTTGGATCTACATCTACTAGCTCACCTAAGAAATAATCTTTTATATTTTCATATATTTCGCTAATCTTTCCTGAAGGATTAGCAGCAAACTCGTCAACAAATTGATTAAAGTTTGTAATAAATCCTTGTATCTTTTCGTCAGTAAACATACCATCTAATAGTTTAGTAATTGCAGGTGCTAATTTATCTATCATCGGTGTAAGAATTTTTGCTCTCATTTGTTCAATCATATTACTAAATTGAGCAAGTCCATTTGTAAGATCATCTCGTTGTGCTTGTTCGTCTTCTGCTGCTTTACCTGATGCGTCTGTAATAGATAAAAATGCTGCTGCACTATCTTGTAAATCTGCAATCGGATGTCCTAATTGTCTCAATCCGCCAATTGCTTCGGGACTATTCATGAAATCAGCCATCATCGGGCCCATTTGTTTTAGTCTATCATTAAATTCTTCTTGAGTTAAGTTTCCTGCTCGGTATGCTTTCATTGTTTCTAATGCAAGACCGTCAGTCATACTTACTAATGAAGCTTCTAATGGATTGTTTGCAATTCCATCTGCTAATCCTTTTAGTGCTGTTACTGCTGCGCCGCCGCCTTGCTCTGCTATTTGACTCAGTCTAGCTGTGTTTGCATCAAATTCAGCTACATTTCCATTTCTAGCTAGAATTTCAGATCTAATACTACGAACCATTGCATCGGCTTGAGTTGCAGCAAGTGCCTGTTCAGCATCTTTTCTATTCATGCCTGTAATTTTTGTTAGTTTATCTAGTTCTTTAATGTAACTTACACTACCTTGTAGTAATTGATCATTAGATAGTCTTTCTAGATTACCTAAACGTGCTTGGTTTCTAGTATAGCTTGCTAAACCTTCCACAACGCCTTCAACAGTAAGTCCCATACCAATCAATTGGCCGCGTAATCCTTGCTCCCCCATTGATTGATTTAATTGAATAAATCGTTTTGCACCTTCACTAGCAGTACTACCTAACATTTTCATTACATCTGAATTTCCAATTAGTGCATTTGTTAGTATATCTGCATTAATACCTGATGTTACTAAGCTTCTTCCCATTTCTTTAATATCATTATTAAAAGATATACCTACATCGGAAAAACTACGTAATCTATCCACTGCCGCTTCTAAGAATCGAGTAAAACTACCTAAATGCTCTCCTACCACAGGTAAATGATCAGCAAAATCAGATAATCTAGTGCCTCCCATAACAAGTTGTTTAGATAGTCCAGTTGCACTACCTGCAATTCCAGCAATTCCGGCAACTAATCCATTAAATGCGTTACCTGCTAAACCTGATAGTGTACTTGTGCTCTTTTTCAGTGCAGCAGTATTTTTATCACGCTCTTCTGTGTTGTCTGCAATACTACCGGAAGCAGTTTTTAGTGATTTTTCATAATTTTGTAATACTTGTTGTTTAGGAGAATTTATGCCATTTGCTTTTGCCAACTTATCCATAGCCACAAGAAGCCTACGCAGAGTAACTTCACTAGCTACTCCGGCTTCGCCGCCTACATTACCAATATCGACTTCTTCTGCCACTTATTCATCTCTCCAATTAACTACGTATATAAATATATATGATACATATTTACACATTGTATTTATCAGGAGAAAAACATGTCGGAAACAAATAATCCGTTACATAAATTTTATAGACAGCCTAAAATTTATATTACATTACCATCTAAAGGGCAATTTTGGAAACAAGGCTCTATTGATTTACCTGAGTCAGGTGAAATTCCAGTATTTGCTATGACAGCTAAAGACGAATTAATGACTAAAACACCAGATGCGTTATTAAACGGCGAAGCAACTGTTGAATTAATTCAAAGTTGTGTTCCTAATATCAAAGATGCTTGGCAAACACCAAGTACAGACTTTGATGCAATACTAATTGCTATCCGTATTGCTACATATGGAGAGAATATGGACATTAGTTCATTTACTCCAGTAATATCAGAAGAAAAAACATTCTCTTTAGACTTAATAAGACTGCTGGATACTATTCAAGTCGAGTCATTTGAGACTCAGTTACATACTAACGAACTATCATTCGAAGTTAGACCGCTAACATATAAAGAAATGACCGACACAACAAACGAAACGTTTGAAGAGCAGCGTATCTTTAATGCAGTGTCAAATAACGACATGCCTGAAAATGAAAAAATAGCACTTTTTAGAGATAGCTTTAAAAAACTTACTGCACTAACAGTTAGAACATTAGAAAAAAGTATTGTTAGCATTACTGTTGGTGAAGATGTTGTAGTTAACCCAGCAATGATTGCAGATTTTATTAATAATAGTGAAAAAACTGTTTTTGAACTAATAAGCAAGCACATCGAAGTACAAAAAGATAAGTTTAAAATTAAACCTATGATTGTTGATGCAACTCCGGAGGAAATTGAAAAAGGTGTTCCTGAAACCTATGAACTGCCTTTGATATTTGACCCATCAAGTTTTTTCGTATAAGGATCTTAACTTTAACGGTCGAAGAAGTATTAGCAGAAGTTAAGGTCCTTGAAAACGAGTGTAAAAATTTAAAATTAGAACTATTTAAATTTGCATGGTTTAGTCGAGGTAGCTTAACTATTGATCATGCATTTGATTTATGTATAGAAGATCGTGAACTTCTTCATGAAATGATTCAAGGAAATTTAGAAACTACTAAAGAATCAGGATTACCGTTCTTTTAATTTATTTTGCTTGTCTAAACAATTGAAGAATACGTTGCTGACCGCCTTGGTCATTCATAGCTTGTGCTAACTTACCCAATAACGGTGCAATTTCTTTTCTTTCATTAGGTGCTAGTACTTCACCGTTGCCTGCTTTTTGTAATGCTTTAGCAGCTATTGCAGGACTCTTAATACCAGTAGTAGATTTAAACTTGTTCATAGCTTGTGCTACAGCTTTGTTATTTCCGGCTGCTGCTGGTGCACCGCCATCTGTAGCATATTTACTGCGCTGTTGTTGACCAGGTGCTTGTTGTTTAAACCCTTGTTGTACTAAACTCATAATAACTTTATCAATTACTTGCGGAGCAACAGCTTCAGTAACACTATTGTCTAAACTAGCTGTTAGTGTAGCTGGATTTGGCTTAGGTGTTGCAACAGGTTTCTTTGGAACAATTTTTCTTACAGTTTGTACAACTGAATTTTTATCAAACCCTGCTTTTTGTAAAAAGTCAACTAGGTCATTAAGTTCTAATTGATTTTTCTTAATACCTGCTCCTGACATAAATTGATTTAATTCTCTTTTGATACGATTTGCTTCGTCACCTACATCAGCCTTAGTAGCCATCTTACCAGCAGCATTTTGCATACCAAGTTTATCTGCTACAGCTGAGCCAATTTTACGTGCTGCTTGACCTAACGCTCCAGCTGGTGCTTCGTCTAAGTCATTTTCATTAAGAAGATCATTTATTTTCATCAGAGTTAATCCTTTGTGTACTAGTTAAAGTTATTTATCATACTATTGAATATCTACTTCGTAGATATTAGTTATCGCTAACGCTCAAACTACTTACTTCGTTTATAATTATGTTTGTTAGAAGTGATTATAATATGAACAAATGCATTATTACGAATGTAATAATGTTTAAGTTTCATGTAGATTGTTTCAGTCAGACGGAACCTGTTACGGTCCCATCTAATCTCAAAATACGCTTCAT